CTACAGCACACCGTTAGAAGTAAAAGAGCTAACTGAAGAAGAGTTTCGTAACTTCCAAATACAAACTGGCCAGATTCCTGCCCCAGAACCTGTGGTTGAACAAACAGCAGTTGAACCAACAGCGGTTGAGCCAAAAGTTGATATAGAACCCGAAATACCAAGAGAAGCCGCACCCGGACGTAATCGTGGGGTTATAAATACTCATTTGCTAGCCGAAGCAGACAATGCCATGCCAACAGGTAAGGCCAGTAACACAGGATTTGGAAATGAGTTCCCCACAAATCCAGAACGTGGCGATTTGTACTTGAGAACAGATTATTTGCCAAATCGGTTATACAAGTTCAATGACAAACAGTGGATAGAGGTTGACAAAAATGCCACAGACGTGTATGCTTACAATGAAATGTATATTAAACACTTGATCGATCAAATTGACTCTGGTAATTTTGATGTGGAAACACTTAGTGATGTAGAACGTGATCAGATCAGTCAATATTTGGAACGCAATGCATAGTAACTTTATAACTCCACCAGACTATGTAGAAACTGTATTAGTTCTTAATGCCACCGACGAACAGTTGTCTGAGTTAACCCAAACAGTTAAAGAATTAAATCGTCCGTACAATATATATTTTTATAATGACTCAATGAATGACTGCGACTGGCTTGATCGAATCAAAGCCCGAACAGATGTAATTTTAGACGCAGAATTAAATTCACCCTTAGAATACTTCAATAAATAACACTATGGCATATTATCCAAAAGACGTTGTGATCTGCAGAGGCAATACCGTTACCGTAACTAACGATAACGTAGAGAAGGCCATGCGTAAATTCAAGAAGAAAGTACTAGAATCGGGCTTGCTTCGTGAACTTAAAGAACGCGAAACCTACGAAAAACCTACTACAGCACGTAAGAAAGCTAAAGCCGCTGCCAAGAACCGCTGGCGCAAAAAACTAGCTTCCGAGTCACTTCCCAAAAAACTTTACTAATTCATATTTTTCGTGTATAAATATACTATGTAGATGCCGATAGTCGGGTCTACATTTTATGTCACTTGCTTATTAAAGGAGAAAACAATGACAAACTTTACACTTCACACGATTGATTTACCTAGCTTTGTTAACCAAATTCATCGCCAAACTATTGGCTTTGATCAGGTGTTTGAGGAACTTAATCGTTCATTCACTAACTCAAAAACAGAAGGCAATTATCCCCCGCATAATGTGGTCAAATTAGATGACACACACTATGTGATCGAAGTTGCTGTTGCTGGTTTTGCTGAAGATGAAATTGATGTTGAACTAAAGGACAACGTACTAACAGTACGAGGCGAACAAGACAAGGAAGAAGCCGAAGTAGAGTATCTACACAAAGGCATCAGTGCTAGAAACTTTGTACGAACTTTTCCATTGGCTGAACACATCGAAGTTCGTGGGGCCAGTGTTAAAAACGGTATACTTGCTATTGCATTAGAGCAGGTGATTCCGGAAGAAAACAAACCTAAAAAGATACAAATAACCTTTGCAAAATAAGTAGATTTGTTGTATAATAAAGGGGAAGATATACCTTCCCCTTTTACTATGAGTGATACAATGTCCAAAACTAAAATACAAACGGTGATTCGACCACAGATCGAACCCAAGAATAATATTCCCGAACCTCCGCAGTTCAGGGTTATCTATATCAACGACGAAGTTACTACTCAAGAGTTTGTGGTGGAAACACTCAAGATCATTTTTAATTATGATGAAGGTGCTGCTGAATCGTTAACCATGCGAGTACACGAAGAAGGCTCTGCTGTGGTAGCAGTATTGCCATTCGAACTTGCCGAACAAAAGGGCATCGAAGTTACCTTGTTGGCTCGTACACACGGTTTTCCATTGCAGGTTAAAATTGAGCAAGACACATGATATTCAATCATATTAGAAAACTTAAAGAAGATGGTAAGAAGATTGGCATTACCTTCAGTACCTTTGATATGTTACATGCCGGACATATTGCCATGCTGGCCGAAGCTAAGAATCATTGCGACTACTTGATCGCAGGCCTGCAAACAGATCCTACCATTGATCGTCCAGACACCAAGAATAAACCTGTACAAAGTATTGTAGAACGTCAGATACAGTTGGCTGCTTGTCGTTATGTAGACGAAGTGGTTGTCTATCAAACTGAACAGGATTTGGTTGACTTGTTGTTAATATTGCCGATCGATATCAGAGTGTTGGGTGTTGAATACCAAGACAAAGGATTTACCGGTGAACACGAAGGTGGTATACGAGGAATCAAACATATCTTCAATGCTCGTGACCATTCGTTCTCTAGTTCAGGACTTCGTAGCCGTGTAGTAGAAGCCGAATCAATAAAATTGCTTAAAGGTCAGTGATGGATGTAATGCTAGACTTAGAAAGTTTAGGCACACGTCCGGACTGTGCTATCTTAACCTTGGGCGCTGTTAAGTTTGATCCTTTTGTTCCTGATGCATTTGGTGATAGTCTTTACTTCCGTATCAGTGTTGACGAGCAATTAGAACTGGGTCGAGAAATACAACAGGACACACTAGATTGGTGGGCCAAGCAAGCAGATGATGTGCGTGAAGAAGCACTGGGCGAGGACAATCGTATCAGCTTGGACGATATGTATCGACAGTTAAATAAGTTTTTAGTGGGTGCAGGTAATATTTGGTGCCAAGGCCCTGCATTTGACATTGTTATCTTAGAAAATCTCTACAGGCAGATGGGCTGGCCCACCCCTTGGCAGTTTTGGCAAATACGTGACAGCCGTACGCTTTTTGGTGTACACGGCGATCCAAGAGAAAAAAACAAAGCTGGTTTACACAATGCCTTGGAGGATTGCATTAGCCAAGCACAAGGTGTACAGGAAATATATCGTAGTTTAAAAATAGCAAAGAGAACTTTTTAATATGCAAATAGTATGGAATCAAGAGGTAATTGAACAGATGCGTAAAACACAGACTTTGTTAGAGTTAGAAACATTTGTGTTTGAAGGTAAACCTACTAAAACTTATTGTGTAATCCCTGCGGAAAAGTTACTGGCAGACTTACCTACGCTTGATGCATTATCTGCTCTACACAACGAATATCTAGTGGTACTCAAAGCCAAAGACGTAGAACGCTGTGAGTTCCTAGCCGATCAGTTACGGGGACATTTCGGCGGTGACCTAGACACATTCTACGACGAAACTATTGCCCGACTTAAAACAGCCTAAAAACCACCAGTTAATTTTGTTCTATATCCTATTAAATAATAATAGGAGCTAGAGTCTTGACGATTCTACTACCAATAATAATAATTACAAAGAGGTAGAATTATGGGCATCAAAAAACAGGTTATTGTAGCCTATGCTAGCGTATCCGTGGCACTGACCATGGCGTCCGGGCTGGCATGTTCTGCTGAACTAATACACAACTTTCAAAGTCCTGCCTTTATACCAGGCAACGGATTCAGCCAACACGTTCTCACTATTCACCAGTTAGAAGAAGCCAAGAAAAAAGAGCTTAAAGCAGAACGTGATGCAGCCATAGCCAAAGCAGAAACTGCGGCCAAAAATACCAACCTGGCCAAGTTCTTGGTCAACGTAGAAGCACGTATCTACGCACAATTATCCAAGCAGTTAGCAGATCAAATGTTTTCCGAAGGTACAGCAACCAGCGGAAGCATGGACTTTCAAGGCAGCACTATCAGTTGGGTCAAGACTGGTACAGATGTTACCTTGACCATACTTGAAGCCAATGGTGGACGCACTGAGATCACTGTACCTATAGCGAGCTTTGCATTTTAATGAAAAGAATTTTATTATCATTGATTTTATTAACATTGTCTGGCTGTGCCCATGTCCATATGGCAGCAGGCAAGGAAGACCCAGTGGCTCTACAACCCAGGGAAAGTTTGACCGCCAAGATACCAGAATTGGATGGACCTCCTATTACTATTGCTGTTTACGGATTCACAGACAAAACAGGACAGATGAAACCCAATGATAAATTGGCAGTATTCAGTAAGGCGGTGACACAGGGTGCTGAAGTGTTTCTAATTAAAAGCCTACAGGATTCAAAGAATTGGTTCAAGGTAGTTGAGCGTGTTGGACTAGATAATCTAATCAAAGAACGTCAGCTAATACGCAATCAGAGAGAAGTGTACGAAGGTAAAGATGCTAGACCGCTCAAGCCCATGACGGTAGCAGG